TCCAACCTCAAATATTTCCCGGCCAACGAGGTGCCGGAAGGCGCTCTTAACCTCGTCGAGGCAAACCAGACCGAGATCGAGAGGTTCCGCGAATACTGGTCGAGCGAGATCGCAGGGAAACCGCACAAAATGCCAATCCTCGGTGCAAAAAATATCCAGTGGATACCGTTCCGCGCATCGCCGCGCGAACTCGAATTCCTGGCATCACAGGAGTGGTATAACAACCTCGTGTGGATGGCGTTTGGTCTGGCGCCGTCCGAGGTCGGATACGTCCAGGACGTAAACCGGTCGACCGCACAGGAGATGACGGAGGCGGTCTGGCGAAAAACGACGTTGCCTCTCCTCGAACTCCTGCGAAACGCCATCAACAGGTTTATCCTGCCGTTCCTCGAGCAGTACTGGGACGCCGAAGGAGAGGTCGAGTTTGTATGGGATCCGCATAATCCGGTGATCGACCGTCAACGCAGACTCGAACAGGAAAACGATCTGAGACATGCACTCACAACGCCGAACCGCGTATTACTCGCACGCGGCGAGGATCCAGTGGCGTGGGGTGACATGCCTCTCACACTCATCGACTCGTTGGCAAGACTGTATCCGGAATGGTTCGCCGGTGAGATCTGTGGTATCGAGAACGTGCCGGAATCGATCTACGGCGGTAGTATGTTGTTATCGGCGACCGATCCGATCACCAAAACCGTGGCAGAGATGGTCAAGGCCGGCCGGCGACCGGATCCAAACGACGAACCGGATGAATGGCGGTCGCGGATAGACGCACTACACCGTCGTGTCCAAGGCGTGTTTGATGACACTCTCCAAAACCTCCGACAAGTCGTCGAGTCAGTGTTTCCACAGGAAGTTCCGGACGGTGATGCCGAGTCGGTGGTCGATATCGACTCCATCGTCGACCAGATCAGTATTGCAGACCAACTTATCGCGACCACATCGGCACCGAGGGCAGACGCGTTTGTTGCCGGTATCGACCGCGAACGCAAACTCCTCGAGGACGCACTCGAGTCGCGTGTCGGAAAGAGCCTGTACCGCGTCCAGATCACAAAAGAGTTCGATCCGACCAAAACCATCGCCTACAAACTCCTGCAACAGCGTGCCGCGCGGAACATGCGAGGTGTTGAGGACAGTATCAAGGATCTCGTCCGCAACACACTCACGCGCGTGGTCGAAGACGGCGGGAACGTTACCGACGCCTGGCAGGCGTTACAACGTGACGTGCCTGAGATGACCAGTGCGCACGCCAGACTCGTTGCGCGGACCGAGATCCTGGGAGCACAGAGGTATGGTAAACAGGCACTCGGCGAAGAGGTGGAACACATACTCAAAGGCAAGGTGTGGAGGTCGCGCAAAATTCCTGGCCGAACCAGACCGTGGCACAGTGTGATGGACGGTGTAACAGTACCGGTTCGCGAATCGTGGACGGTGCCTGCCGGCGTTGCGCCGAACCAACCAAAAGACTATCCAAAACAGGCCTACGTTGTCGGTGAGGATCAACCATACAACTGCATGTGCGACCAGAGGCTTGCACTCGCAGACGATCTACCGGCATCGGCACAGGAACTCAGAACAGTCAAAGACGTGTCGGTTGAGCCACTCACAAAACAGGCAGCGATCCTGTTAGATCATGCACTACCTCACGAATCTTTGCCGGACTGCCTGGTGCGGCTGGAGAAAGAGATGTCGAGAACACAACTGGCAAAACATCTCGGCATAAGCAAAGCCACTCTTTATGAGTGGTTACGATAGACGGATGAACAAACACTTAATACCACGCAGGAGTGATACAAAACCATGACAGTAACTGCATCCGGAGTAATTATCTCCGACCAAACGTATGGCACAACGATCACCGCCGGGCAGGCGGTATACCTCAGATCTGACGGCAAGTGGTATCTCACCAAAGCAAACGATCCCGCGACTTCAAGCGGTGATCTGGCCATTGCACTGGATTCCGGGCCTGCAGGGACAAAAGGGCGGCTCGTGAAACTGGGATACGTTGCAAACACGGCATGGAACTTTACGCCGGGTGTACCAATTTACCTATCATCAGCCACAGCCGGCGGACTGACCTCAACCAGACCGACCGGTATTGGAGCGGTAATACGTGACGTAGGTTCCGCCGCCGACACCACGACCATCTATTTCGAGCCGTCGCCGGCATTGCCACCAGTCGCGGCGGTTGAAGGTTTAACCGCCAACAAAGGCGATCTGATAGTTGGACTGTCTGGTGCGTGGTCAACGTTGTCGGCATCAGGCGATCCGTGGGCCCAGGTGTACCAAAACCCGGCTGATGAAAAAGGTCTGGTGTGGCGGCCGGAGGTCCCGGATCTCCTCAATCGCGTAGTCTATGAGACCGATAAAGCCGGAAACACTCTGGAAATCCACCAGGTCTACATCCCGCGGTTTGTGACTCAGGGACTGCCTAACGCGAACCTGAACGGCGTCTTATGCGGGGACTTTTGGATCGATAAATATTTGGCCTGTCAACACGATGCCAGCAACACTTCGCGCGGCACGGTCACACCGAATAGTCCTGGGAACAACGGTGCGGCATCTAAACCCCACGTTGTACCGTGGACCGACATCGACTGGCATAACGCCAAACTGGCAATTGAAAACCGTGGAGGCGAGCATAACCACAAGAGTGGTGCATGTACTGCATTGAGTGAGGCAAGTCCGTCGGCGTTTTACGTTCAAGAGATTTCACACCTAATCGGGAAACGGGTCTATATTACACAAGGTGGCGCGAAATATGTCCGGCGGATCGTCAGAACTGGTGGAGATACTGATACCGATACACAGGCCGCGAGATTGGTTGAGATCTACCCCGCACTCCCTGAACCGATCACAGCATCCGATACCTACGAAATTCTGCATTACTATCTCCCAGGAGGCAAAGAGTGGTTTGACCTCTGGGCATGGGCGCACACGAATCGGTACCAGTACAGTCTAGGGTGGCCAAAGGGGAACACCAACTGGGGCAAATACCACGGAGACGAACGCAAGCAGGTATACGAGGGGCTTCCAGATCCCGTCCACCCGGGCTACAGCGGCAACGCGATCGCGAGAACACTTACTGGGTCCGGCCCTATCTCATGGAGTCTAAATGGTAAGGAATCCGGGATCTGGGATCTAGTTGGGAATTGCTGGGAATGGTGTGATCTCCTGGTCGGAACGACCGCAAACAATACAATCAACGCAGAATACCCAGGAGCCGGAACAGTGCTACCAACGACAAACGGATATATCGCAACACTACACGCACCCGAGCACACCGGTGGGTATTCAATTGGTGCAGAGGTTTTCGTCCCCGCAACGGTCGGCTCGGCGAACCCCGAATATGACACGGCATATTATTGGCAGAGCACGGGTCTGCGTGCCGCGATACGGGGCGGGAATTGGGGCTATGGCGCCTACTGTTCGTTGGCGTGCCTCGATCTGAGCCTCGCCCCCTCTCGCACGTACACGGCTATCGGCTTCCGCGGAGTCTGTTGATCTGGAGATCTGATCTGATGGTGGGGCAACACGAGCGCCTGAAAATCTGGCGGGAATCGTACGATCTGGCGCGGGATCTGATACAGGCGTCCGAACGATTCCCGCGACCACAGCAACAGGAGGGCCTGGGAAGCGAGATTCGAAGAACTTCACTCGACTTGATTCAATCCGTAATGTTGGCCAACTCTACACAGAACATTTCTGTCAACCAGGATCTCGACCAGGCAATTGATTACCTACAGGTTATTGTGCGCCTGGCCAGAGATCTCCGGTATATCAGCATCGGACAATATGAGGTGTTTGCAGGAAAGATCATCGAAATCGGCCGGATGAATGGCGGGTGGATGAAGGCGAAGCGCGTCTAATATGCTTCGCCCGACACCACGGGCCGGATGAGGGAAGCCTTATGATGCGTGCCGCGATACGGGGCGGGAATTGGAACAATGGCGCCTACTGTTCGTTGGCGTGCCTCAATCTGAACAACGCCCCCTCTAACACGAACACGAATATCGGCTTCCGCGGAATACCGTTTGCGGATGGTATGTGTGACCACGGTTGCGCTAGAAACATCAGATCAACAGTACATCATCCGGAATACCCGTCGCTCGATGTAGCGGAATACAAAACAGGCTCCGGGGAGACAGTAGGTGATATCCGAGATCTCCCCGCCCAATTAATCCGCCTGGCATGAAATCCTACACAGATCTCTATCAAAAAATCTGCACGTTCTCGGCGATCTATAGAGCGTATCAGCTATGTCGGCGAGGCAAACGAGAGCGGGAGTATGCGATAGAGTTTGAAAAAGATCTGGAAACGAACATATTCAATCTCCGCGACGATCTAGTTAGTGGTAGGTGGACCCCCGGCCAATATTCCAGGTTCTTTGTAGAGGACCCTAAACGGAGATTGATCAATGCACCCCCATATAATGACCGGGTCATACACCAGGCGGTATCGAGCGCGATTCTCCCAATCTGGGAACCGATGTTCATTCGTGACACATATGCCTGCCTGACCGGGAGGGGCACTCACCTCGCAGTGGATCGACTACAGCAGTTTATGCGGCGATATCCAAAGGGTACGGGTTACGTGCTACAACTAGATGTAAAATCATATTTTGCAAGCATTGACCATGAGATCCTTCTTAACCTACTCTCTGAGCGTATCCGGGACTGGAAAATGATGCGTCTGATCCGGCTAATCGTTGAAAGTTATGAGGACATGCCCGGCGTCGGCATACCTCTTGGGAATCTGACGTCGCAAGGTTTCGCAAACATCTACCTACACGAGCTGGATATGTTCGCTAAGCACGGGATCAAGATCAAACAGTATCTCAGATATATGGATGACATCACGCTCGTACATGGCGACAAAACGCAGCTTTGGGAGTGGCGAGACGAGATCGAGGCATATCTTGCAGATCATCTACACCTCCAGCTCCATCCCGACAAACAGGTACTGGCACCGATTGATCGTGGCGTCAAGTACCTCGGGTACTGGGTGTACCGGGATCACATCCGGGCACTGGCTCGAAATGTCCGAAGGGTCTACCAGAGGCTCCGGCAGATGGAATCCGGAACATATAAGGGGGACGCCAGGGCGTCGATATCGTCGTGGATCGGTTATGTCAAACACGCCGACACTTACGGGCTCAAATGCAGGATCGCCGAGCGCCATCCATATCTAAGAGTTGCGTTCGAACCAATTGAGGAATTAAAATGACCGTAAAACAAATCATACGGATACACACGGCCGCGGGCGTCGAAGAGATCGTCGCCGACCGGCTATTAGTACAGGAAGATGAATACATCCTTCTCCAGGGCGAGGAAGAGGTTCGGCGGGTGCCGATCGCCGACATACAGTCAGAGACCGATCCGGAGACTGGAGAGGAGACCGGTGGTATCGAGACGATCTACTCTCGGAGTTGAGGACATTAGACTAAAATTGGCTGGAAACTGCACTGAACTTATCTACATTGCCGATACACAAGAGAGATAATGGTGACACCGACTACTACTAAAACAAAATCAATTGATATTGAGCCAGGCCACGTCAAGGCCTGGCAGGCACAACTCACCGAGTCCGGGCCAGAGGTGACTCTGATCCGTGTACCAATATCGTCCACGGCCGTTGACCGTGATGGTGACGAGTTTTCGATGGCCGGTCTCGAATCGATGGCCGCCGCACTACGGTCCGGCAAGGTGCCTCTCTACCTCGACCACGGTCGCCTGCCTAACGGCACCAGACTGTATGGTGCACTCGACATGGTAGGCGCGTGGATCGACGGTGAGATCGATGGCGACAAACTTTACGGTACCGCGTTCATCGAGCCTGGCAACTGGTTAGGCGACACACTGATCCGCAAGATCGATGTCGGCCTACCGATTGGGTTTTCCGCAGGGTTCTGGGTAAACGAGGCGCGCGAAAAACATAACGGCGGTCTCATATTCGACGACGTCTCTCTGTGGGAGGTGTCGGCGGTCGGTATACCGTCGAATCCGGATGCTGTGAACTCGGCGGCCGTTGCGGCGGTCGTAAAGTCGCTCCGCATCAAGGCGGGGCTCGAACCTGAAGGTGATGATACAGTGGTAAACACACCAAAAAAGAAGAAAGATCCAGAAGAGGTCGATCCTGAAGAGGACAAGGTCACAAAGCCGTGTCCCGATGAGGACGAGGAAGACCGGAAAAAGAAACAACCGGAAGAAGAACCAGACGAAGACGAAGAGGAGGAGAAGAGGAGAAAACAGTCTGACGACGAGGAGGAAGAAGACGAAGAAGAGGAGGAGAAACAACCAGACGACAACGAGGAAGACGAGGACGAGGACGAAGAAAAGTACGTAGAGATCCTCGATGAGAAGGCGGTCCGTGCCATCATCGCCGAGGAGGTCGAGAAGGCCTTAAAACCTATCGCAGATCGCCTCGCCGCCGTCGACGAGATCAAGACTCTCATCAA